GGAGATGGACGATTTAATCTCTAGCTTCTTAGCGAAAGCGACCAATCCAACTGGAAAGCAAGTGACGGGAATCAAGGATTCTATCAAAGCTTTGAGAAGGAAGATTGAGGATTATAATAAGAGGCTAATGGCGTTAGCACTCCTTGTGGGTGACAGAGTAACTGTTGAAACAGTGAATAAGACTACTGCATTGACGATGGCAGTAAGAGAAGTTGAACGTAAAAGTCAAAATCTCTTTGGAATATGCCATGTCTGCAGTAAGGATGTCAACAAGGAAAACAGAGCCATTTGTGTTAATTGCGGTAGATTGTACCACAGTAGTTGTGCAAGTTCACAATATTGTAGTGGTGAATGTAAGCCAGAAGTGGCAAATTTCGCTTCGGCACACCAAAAGTTAATCCCGAGTGTGCCGGCGTCCGGGGGTGGGAACTCACAGCCAGTGAATGTAGACAGTCCTATTGGAACGAAGCCGGAATCAAGTGGTTTGACCCAGAAGATGAAGATAGTAGTCGGAGGGAAAAGCTTCAAGACGAAGAGATTGGAAGTTTCAGAGGACATATGGAGTACACTGGGGGAGGAGTCGAAAGTGCTAGATTATTTGACAAACGATCAGATGTTAAAGATATCGGACAAAACGTGGCATTCAATGACCGCGCAGGACCGATTAAAGACTTACGAAACAACATACGCGAGTGTGTCGAATCAGAAGCAGCATGGGAAGTCGTATCAGCAAATACTAAAGGATGGCCAAAAGCCTTCCAGATTAGCGGAAAAGGACGTGCAATAAGATGTGCTGAATGTGAACCGGAAGAATTCCCTTTTACAGAGCATGAGTATGTGCGTTTTCCCGAATTGCGTGAACGCGGCCAACCAGGCCGTGGAGGTAGGTGGGAAATATTTGGTCTAATGTATAAAGCGATGAGGCGCAATGATACACCGAGACGAGAAAATGAACAAGAATTGAAGTTTATTCGTGATGAATTAAACAGTTTTTATCCTAAAACGATGCCGCCGAGGAGTATGTTATGTGATTTTGATGCTGAGAAATTAGCTATCTTTACGTATAACAAAATCTTTAGTGGCAAGGTGAATAGGAATGGTAGCCCAGGATACCCATATATGATCTATTGGAAGACAAATGGGGCTTGGATAGACAACAACGTTTGGGAGATTGTATTGTTAGTAGTAATGCGAGTTAGAGACAGACTTAAGTATGCCGAAAGTGGTGAAAAATGGAATGTCAAAAAGCGAATTGCGAACAATGTACAGGACCCCCAACGTGTGTTTATTAAAGACGAGGCGCATACACAAAAGAAACTAAAATTATTCAAGTTTAGGGTTATACAGAGTGTAAGTTTGATTGATAGTCTTATACAACGGATGTTGTACGATAACCAAGATAATGCCGAAATTGACAATTGGAAGACAATACCGAGTAGTCCTGGCGTAGGATTCACTGATGAAGACAATGAAATAATTGTTGGAAAAGTGGAAGATATGCTCCAGGTAGGTGAGGTGTTTGGGACCGATGTCAGTGGTTGGGATGAATCAGTCCACAAACATGAACGATTACAGGACGCCGAAAGACGAATTGAATTGTCCATTGTAAATGTGGAAGGTAGTGTATGGCAGAAATTGGTAAGACTTGAAGTTGAGATACAGTGTAGTCCATTGCATATAACTAGTGACGGAGTTGTGATAACATATAGTGTTGATGGAGGGATGAATAGTGGTGAGAAAATCACGAGTAGTTCGAATTCATGGATACGAAATTTTATTAATAAATTGGCAGCCTACAGACATGGCGTATCATTGAAAAATATGAAAACCATGAGTTCTGGGGATGACAATCTCTGTAACAAGATGGAAGGATATGCTGAAGAGATGGACAAAATGGGATATGATATCAAACAAATAGATGACGTTAAGGAGACGTTCGAGTATTGCTCGCACGAGTACAGTTTAATTACAAGAAAGGCAAGATTCTTGAACTTCGCTAAGACGATGCATCAACTATTACGTACTAAACAAGTAGATCGAGGCATGATTGAATCGAGATTCAACGAATTGAGAAATAACGAAGAACAGAGACAAAGATTGATGATCTATGTGCGTGAGAAGTGGGGATATTGAAGATCGCCCAATTTTTACTAGCGTGGAAGGAGCAGTGAAAATAAACAAGATTTTTATCTTTAAATAATTTTCAAATATGACAGAAATAACAAATATTATGAAGAATGAAGAGAACAAGTTTTTGGAAACTGTTATTCAAGACCCTGATGTTAAAGACATCCGTGGTGGTATTCCCGATCTCGTTGACGGTTATAGTTTTACGAGAACGCAAACCCTAAGCATCCAATTAGATAAGTCAGCCAGTGGCCCAGCCACTGACAACTTTGATATTTGGATTGTCGATTGGGATAATGAGAGTACTGCCCCTCTTTTGGCACAGTATTACTTGAGGGATCCAAATTCTGTTGGAGCTGGCAAAGGTGATGCTTTTTATAGTGTAATCCCCGCTGCAGCTTGGCAACTTGACATTGGTGGTACTATGGCGTACGTGATGACGAAAGGAACTTCACCGTTCCCTTCATCTGATCCGTCCACTGTGGGACCAACTCAGCCCTTAGCCCAAATTTCTTTGAAATTTGATGGCTCAGTGTTGAGTGGCAATTCGAGAGTTGTCGGAAAGAGTATCGAAGTGAAGTATACAGCACCTGAAATTAGTGCCCAGGGATTGTGGACGCAAGGGACATATACAACGTATGAGCAAGATAGTAATATCAACTTTGTTGGGCCCCCTGCTGATGCATCTCCAGGCATTATATATAATAGTGTTAGAACCACCATCAAGGGTTGTCCTCCTGGGACTGTTAAAGATATTGTGAAATATCCTAACACGATCCAGAGGCCTGCCTATGATGGTGTTTTGCAAGCTGCGAATATGAATTATTTCGCAAATGTCCCCCATCTTCCTGCACCTTTTGATAAAGTCTACAAGGCTGATGTTGTTCCTACGGGAGCGACTCAATTTTGGGATTTAATTTTGAGACAGGATTATGCGGCTGGATATGCTGCTGCAAACACAATATATAATTTCACACCTGCTAATCCATTACAGCCGTATTGGAAGACTAACAGTGAAATACACTTTGCTGTGGTGACTGGATTGACTAATTTAGCCACTTTGCAACTTTGGAGAACGCTCACACTTGAGTCCTATCCTGATCCAACCGATCCTTTGATTACCTTCGCGAAACCCGCACCTTTAGTCAACATGCATGCCTTAGAAATTGCTATGAATGGAGTAAGATCCAGTCAACAATTTTGGGCAGCTGGTGACAATATGTTCGGAACTTTCGCTAAAGGTCTTAAAGGAGCTTTTAAAAAGTTTAAAACAGTTGGTAGTATGGGGCTCAATGTAGCTGCATCCACAAATCCTGCTGCAGCGGCAGCGTTGAACCAGGTGAATAGCATGAAAGCTGAAGCGAAACGTATGAAACGAATCGCTTTGGGCCAGAACGCTAATACCTCGCAAAACCATGCCTATGCAGCTTTGCATGAAGAAACACTTCAAATGGCAAAATCCAAGAGGAAGCGCACTAAACCCGTAAATAACGGTAAACAGGCGTCTAGTCCTAATGGAAAAGCTGTTAAGAAGTAGTAACTTCAACAAAAATATCATACAATTAAGAATTAGAGTATGATGTAAATTTAAAATACGGTGACTATTAACATAGTTGATGCTAGGTACCTAAACCCTAACTTTGAGCCTCTGAGCTCAAGAAGCCACACGTTACAATTTGAATGTGGTAGAAACTGTAAAATTGAAATAAACTTGGAGGAAGTTTACTATATTACATATAGGTTTACAGCCGGAGCGTTACCGGATCAAATCCAGATTTCAAGTTGTTGAAACAACAGAATCTGGC